CTGGTCGCTGAGCATCCCGCTCGCCTTCCAGCAGCCCTTCGTACCCACGCACGCCGCCATGCGCGCTCTGGCCATCCACCGCAATCGCCCGCGCCACGAGCTGGCCGCCGACCTGCGCCGCGCCTTCTCCGGCATCGTCGCCGGCAATGTGAAGGACGAGGGGGTGCGCGCCATCGAGCAGCACGGCCCGTTCGAAATCGACGGCGAGCCGGAGATCATGCGCGCGCTGGACCGCCTGCTGCAGGCCTTCGTGCAGCAGCACCGCATGAAGCTCCCGGGCGGCAGCGCCTATGTGCCCTGCTACCGGGTGCTCACGCGCTGAAAATCCGAAATTCGGTGGCCCGCACGGCTTGACAGCCTCGGGCCCGATTCCTCAAACTATGCAGCTCCCCGCCCGAATAGCTCAGCCGGTTAGAGCACTTGACTGTTAATCAGGGGGTCGTTGGTTCGAGTCCAACTTCGGGCGCCAGATATATCAAGGGCTTGCGGCTTCCGCAGGCCCTTATTTTTTGCCTTTGCGTAAATCGTTGCGTAAATCAACGGGCTTTCCGGCCGCCGGAACCACCGGCACTTCATGGTCGTAAAGATGGACCATCGAGTCCTCTACGTGACCGCTTGCTTGCTTCTTGTCCGCCCAGTTGCCAGGTGTGTCAGTCACGCCGCGGTGCTTCAATCCATGCAGCCCAAACCGTTCTTCGCTGTCGATCACGCCGGCGTCGATCGCGATGGCCATTGCGCGACGCCATGCGCTGTTCAGGGCCGACTTGCTCAGCGCTGCTCCGTCTTCACTCACAGCAAGCGGACGTAGCGCACGCGCGCGCAGCGCGGGTTTTTTGAGCCATATGTGTGCACGGCGAGCAACAAGCCAGTTCCACGCCTCGCGCAGCTCCGGGCACCACTCGGTCACGTTGTCACGGCTTCCCTTGACTCGGTTGACGCGCACGCCGGCATCGGTCGCATTGGCATCGGTCAGCTTGCGCACCTCAACGCCGCGCATGCGGCAGCGATAGGCAATCTCCGCAACGGCCCACACGTAAGGCGCTACCGAACCCTTGCGCCGGCTTGGCATCGCGCCACGCTCGCGCAGAAGCTTGATGACGGCGCGTGATACGTCGTGCTCTGGCATGCGGTGGTCGGCCTTCTCCTTTACTTGCTTGACGCCGGCAGCCGGATTGCCTTTGCAGTGGTCGCGCTCATCACCCCAGCCGAACACAACGGACAAATACCGCTTTACGTGGTTTGCCTTTGACGGGTGTGTTTTTGCTATGTCATCCATCAGGCGCCGGATGAGTGGCTTTGTGATCTTCCTGCGGTCCAACTCAGCAAACGAAATGCCGATCTTTGTTTTGTAGTTTTGCAGTGCAAGGCGGCAATAGTCGTAATCATCACGCGTCGCTTGTGAAAGCGACTTGTACTCCAGTGATTCAGCGAAAAGGCCGCAAAGCCAATCAAGCGAGCGCGTGTCGACGCCGCGTGTTTGCTCCATTTCGCTATGCAACTCCGACAGCAACGCGTCCGCTCCGGCAATGCGCTGGCGGTGAGGTCTAGGCTCGCGGATGATCGTGTACCAGTAGTGGTCGCGGTTGTCCCAGTAGATGCCGACAGGCAATTTGCGCTGGTCGATGTGCTTAGGGATAGACGGATTGTGCTTGCGCTGGCGTGGCATCTTTTAAATCACGTCGTCCGGGCTGTATGTGTCATCGTTGGCCGACTCCGAGCCAACCCCCAGGGCTTTGTTGACGGCTTGCAGCGTCGTCCATGGACCGTCCTTGCCATCGCGCACCCGGATACCTTGCGAGCTTGCCCAGCGGCGCACGGCTGACGCGGTGCGCTTCCCTGAAAGGTCTCGAAGCTGCTGTGCGTCGATAATTTGCGGGTTCGGTGCCATCTCAAGCTGCCTCGTCCAATCCCATTCGTCGCTGCATGTCTTCTGCAGTCCATTTGCCGTAGATGCACCACCCGCCGCCGCGCCGGTGTGGATAGTGGTATCCGCTGCAGTTGCATGTGTTGATACATGGCAGCCGCCCCGGGCGTGCGCGAAGTGTCTGTCGCCTGGTCCGGCAATTGCGACGATGGCATTTGCAATTCAGTGGCTGCACGATGCTGGCTCTCAAAAAGGTATTTGCTCATCCCACGCGTCACACCCTTTAAGCTGCTCGCTTTCCGGGACCCTCGCTTTCCAGTGATCGCAATAGCCATTCAGGAACGCCACGCATTCCGCGCACGGCGTCAGGTCTGGCAGTCCTTCGATTGTTGTCACTATGGTTTGCGCTGCTCGCAGCATGCGTAATTTCAGCGCCTTGTTCGGCGGTTGCGGCGAACTCATGTTTGATAATCTCCGGGAATTTGTCCGTTTCATCGACGGTTATTGCAGTCGGTCGCACGAGCCCATCGGCTGCCGCTAACGCTTCATCGACGGTGCGCGGGCACGAACCAGGCATGCGAGCGTTCCACCACGTCACCGCCTTCATGCGCGCCATGCCGGCGTGCTCGATGCATATCCACTCGCTGAACCTGCGCATGCCGCACAAGTAAGTGACTTTCAGGCTTGCCGGCTTGCCCGCCTTCTGGTGATGCGCGTATGCCACGCTAGACACTTCGTGCGTTGATACCTTTCGCGCTACATCCGTAGAGAGAATGGGCGCATCTACTGGGCGGTCTGAGTGCTGCGGATCGAGACTTCCGAATTTGTGTCCGCACTGATCGCACTCGCGCATGCCGGAGGGCAATAGCGACTTGCACTTTGGACACTCTTTCATGCGTCCGGTTTGCACTTCCTGCTTACGGCCCGGCTTAGGTGCACTCACCTTGATCTGATCAAGGGGCCCATGCTCCAGCGTGTTGCCGGCATAGTCGAGCAACAGCGCGTCGGGTTTCGGGCCGTACGCGATCGCCGCAAGTCGTCCTGCCGTCGTGGAGAGGTCGTAGCCGTCCGCATAGATCACGCGAAATTCGCGGCCCACTTGCTGGTAATACAGGCCCGGTGACTTTGTTGGCCGCAGCATGGCCACCACGGAAACCATGGGGTTGTCGTAACCTACGGACGCGATGTTGACGTTTACGAGCCAGCGGTACTTGCCGGATTTGTGTCCGCTGATCGCATCGGAGCGCCCAGGGCTTCCTTGGTACAGAACGGCAACCTTTTCACCGTGTCGCTCAAGCTCGGCCTGCACGGCCAGCACGTGGTCGATGTTCACGCAGAAGACCATGCCAGAGCGCCGCCCTTCGCTGCGTTCGAGCATGTCGCGCATGGTGCGTCCCACCAGTCCGTTGGCCATCATGGCTTCAGCCAGCTCGCCCTCTACGTATTCGCCGCCGCGGACATGTACGCCACTGAGGTTGGCACGCTCAAGCCCGCCAGGCGTAACGATGCGCGAAAGGTAACCGTCCGCGATCAGGTCAGGGATGCGTGCTTCATACGCGATATCGTTCAGCACGTAATCCGGGCCACAAATGGGTACAGCGCGACCCTTGAGCCGGTACGGCGTCGCTGTTAGGCCTCCGACGCGCAAATGCGGATTGAACTTCATGCACGACTCGATGAAGCGCAAATACATGCCTTCACCTTCAAGCGGAATGCCCTGTGCCTCGTCGATCAGCAGCAGGTCGAAACGGCCAAGCATCGGCGCCTTGTCCGCGACGCTCTGAATCTGCATGTACTGCACTTTGTCGAAGCGATCGCGCCGACGAAGGCCGGCCGCGTAAATGCCCATGGGTGCATCCGGCCACATGGTGCGAAGCTTCTCGGCGTTCTGCGCCACAAGTTCCTGGCTTGCGGCCAGGATGCCCACGCGTGCGTCAAACTCTTTGACTCCGTCCATGGCCAGGGCGCCCATCAGGGGCGACTTGCCGGCGCCGGTTGGCAGGACGATGCAAGGGTTGCCGCTGCACATGCGCAGGTAGTCCCAGAAAGCGTCCCTGCCTTTTTCCTGATACCAGCGCAATTGCATTACGCGGCCTCCGGCGTGGCGAGCCGCATCGCTTCAGCCAGGCAGATGTCCACGACGCGCTCGCACATCGCTATATCAAACATGCCGATGTGGCAGTCGGCCGGACGTATGCCCAGACGATCGGCGAGCCAGCGATAGCGCGAAGAGCGCTTGCCGCGGCCCTTCTTCCAAAGCGGATCAAAGGCTGCATGCGCATCCATCTTGGCGCGGCGCAGCGCTGCGTCAGCGAGTCGCCCCAGCGGCTTCACCGTGCCGCGATGGACGCCCACCCATGCGCCGCACGGTCGGCACATGTAGAACCGCAGCTTGTGCAGGTCGGGGCGGTGCGGATACACCTGTGAGCCGCGCACAAGCGACGTCTGACGCGAACAGTAGTCACACATTACCGGCGTCATGCCGCGTGCCTCTGGCTCTTTTTGACGCGGTGGCGGTGGTTTTTGCCGCCAACGATATTGCGCTCGACCTTTGTCGCCAGCAGGTCTTCGCTGATGAGCTGCCAGAGGGCGAAACGACCAGGACGCGGCGCGTAGACGCCCACCAAGTCTTCATCGACAACGCCGCTGGGGGATTCAACCGTCACGTGCCCGTCCGGAGACAGGCAGACCGCGCGCGGTTTAGATGACTCAGCAATGACGATCGCGGCGCGATCGGCGCAATCGCTAATGGTATGCATACCGAGTCGGCCGCAATTAATCTCGTTCATTCGTTATGCTGCCTCTTTGTGTTCGACAAAGCGCGCGTCGAACGCATCGCGAAGGTCGTTCGCTGCCTTGTCTCGGATGAGTGCCGGCGTCGCCGCGGCCAGCTCGGAGGATTCGAAGCTCCCAGGCCCGCGCGCGCCATTACGGAAAGTGAAGCCGTCCGCGGCCTTGTATTCGACCCAGTTATCGTCATTGCTGGCGTCTACAGGCTCGCCCCAACGCTTGAGAAGGGCTGGGAGGTAGCGATGCTCTGGGCAGCCTTCGGGTTGCGCATCTGCCGGAATGTCGGCATTCCATTTCGCGCACGACCAACGGCCGTCGCCGTCCTTCTCCGGCGTCGAGTGAAGGCATGTCCGGCACGAAACGCGCGGCAACTGCGTGGTGTGGCAAACCGTCGTTGCCGGGCAGAACTTGCACTTGAAGAACGACGGGTCGGTGCTGATGCCCTGCGGCGGCGCTTCGGCAAAGATGATGCGTTCGGCCTTGGCTTCCAGGCGCGCGCCTTCGGCTTCGTCTGCGTTGATGCGCTCCGCGTAAAGGCTGTCATCGTCTTTGCACACAGCCAGATACAGCGTGCGCTCCAGGGAGGCTAGGCGCATTTCGATCTGGTTTTGTGCGACATGCTCGGGATGGACAATGGCAACGCCTTTGCCGGGCTGCGGAAACTGCAAGGGCGCCTCGCGGTGCTTGCGCCTCTCGTCAGGCCTTCCCGCCATCTCGCTAAATGACTTCTCGCCGCTGGTCTTATAGCTGACGTTGTGCCAGGTCTTCGGCGCTTCCGGCACGCCCAGTGCGACGCCGTCGATCTTGGCGACGAAATGGCCGCCGCACGCGGTGAAAGTGAACTGCTCGCCCGTGGAAGGGTCGAGGTCTTGAACCTTGCAACCGATGCCGCGCAGCTCTTCGGTGAAGAGCGCTTCTTCGCGGTGGCCGCGATTGAACAGTCGCACCATGCGTCCGTCGAATTGTTCAACTGCGCACCAGCGGAATGCGTACCACAAGCGTTGTTCGCATTCTTGGCCGATCTGCGAAGCGCCAAGGCGGCGCGAAAGCCGCTGCGGCTTGGCTGCCCACCAATCATAGATAGCCTTGACGGTGAGCGATTCGGGCTTGCTGGGTAGGGATGCCATCATGGATACCGTGTTGGTTGAAGGTGTGCCGGGTGTCCGCGTCTACACCGCCCGGCCGGCGCAGGAGTCGGGCTTCCATGCCCTGGCGCGCGACTCGCCTTGTCGATCAGTTACGCTGCGTTCTTGCGTGCCCAGGACGGTGCACCGCCAGACTGTTGCGGTGCTCCATTGCTCTGCTGATGAGGTGCGTGATGCTGCTGGTGCGCGCCGCTGCCGCTTCCGATTCCCTGCAACTGGTCAGGCGTCGCTTTCTTCCACGCCTTGACCTCGTTCTTGTCCTTGGGCACTACATAGCCGTTCTTGCCCTGCACGGTGCCGGCCGGGATGAATTCGACGCGGATGACGTGCGGCTTGTAATGCAGGTCCTGCGAGTCGCGCGGATTGGCAACGCCGGTCGCCTCGCGGATGCTGCTGAACTGGCGGTTTGCGATTTGCACCGTCTGCGCGTTCGGATGCAGCAGGCTGAGGTTCGCCCACACCTTGCGGTTCTTGTACGGGCCTTCGAGGATCGTGTACGTCAGAGCGAGATATTCACCGTCGCTGTTGTTGAACGGCTCCATGTCGCTGTCGGTGATGTGCGCCAGGTAGTCGCCGGAGGGCAGAGGGCTGAAGTCTTCCTGCGCTTCAGCGTTCGGGTCGTAGTGGCCGGTTAGGTTTGCCATGTTCGTTTGCCTTGGTTCGTGGTTGCGGTTGTGGTGCGTGGTTAAGCTGCGAGCGCGCGCGGCATCATTGCCTGCATGAGCGCGTCCCAACTGAGGTCGATCGTGTCCGGCATGCCGTATCGGTTGCCGGCGATGTAGGAGGGTTTTGCATTGACGTGGAGGACGCGGCGACCTGTGCCGACGCCGCGCGAACGCGTGCCGCTGAAACCGTCTTTTTCCTTCTTGATGGCCACTTCTTCTTGCGCGAAGCCGATGACGTCGGCCCACTCAACTGCAAGGCCAAGCGCGCCTTTATTGAGCTTCAGTTCGTAGCGGTCGAAGGCCTCGACGTCGGGCGCCTCGAAGCGCTTCACCAGGCTGTGCGCGATCAGCACGATAGCCTTGCCATGGTTCAGACGGAGATCGTTCAATGCGTCGAAGAACTGGCGCCACACATCGTTCGCAGCCGTGTAGCCCTTGCCGTAGCCAGGCGCTTCGATGTTCGCCCAGTTGTTTTCCTTGCAGGTGTGCGCCCACACGAGCGGCTCCAGCCAGTCGAGCGAGTCGATCACGACAGTTCCGAAATCGGATTGCTTTACCACGTCAAGCCAAGACATGACGTCTGCGAATGATTCAACGACATTGCCGTCGTTAACCGCGGTGGTTTCGATGCCATCGAGGCCGTCTTCGAGGCAGATAAAGACCGGGTTGTATGCTCCGGCGGCGAAGGTCGATTTACCGACCTTTTGCGCGCCGTGGATGATCACGCGCGGCGGCTTGCTGTTGCGTGTGGTCTTGCTGATGGAGGCGAGGGAAATTGCCATGGGTTATTGCTCCGGGTTCGTTTCGGTCAATGTGCAAGGTTCGACTAGTTCGGATTCACCGCGCCCGCATACCTTGCAGAGGGAAAGCGCGATATCGCCGTTTCGGTCCTTGATGCTTTCGGGTGCATGCAGGTCGTCACGGGTGAAAAGGATGTGCTGCGTGTTCATGCCGCCAGCTCGTAGTTGTCCGCGTTCCGCGCCTTGAGGCGTTCGATCGCGACTTGTGGCTTTGCCGGCTTCGATGTGATGGCCTGAGCGAGCAGGGCATATGCGTCCGGGTTGGAGTCCTTTAACTCGGTGAAGCCCTTTTCGATTACTTCGGGCTTGTACCGAATGGCCTGGTCGAACAACTCGGGTGCGATTTCGCGCTTGATGGCTGCCAGCGCCTCGCCATCAACGCTGCGATTGATGCCGTACGTCACGGCCGCCTTGTACTCGTCTCCCCTCTTGCTGACGCTTCCCTTGTCCTTCTTCGGCAGCAGCGCGATCACTGCATCTTCTGCCTTGATGCGCGCATCCTTTGCGACAGCTTCGGTGATCTTCGCTTGCGCAAGGGCGCTTATTGCCTCGTCCAGTGGATTGCTCATAGGTGTGTAACTCCGTGAATTTGGATGGCCAAAAGGATGGCCGACAGCATCACGATCGCGTAATGGCGGTAATCGGGACGCCCGTTGTTTACGTCGATGCTCATGTCACGACTCTCTATCTGGCGAGCCACATGACAGCTATGCAGATCAGCTCTGCCGCTGCGACCTGCGCCAGGATTTGCAGCGCCTGTTTCACGCGCAGTCCTTTGGCGCGACGATCCGGACGTTGCGCAGGTAGCAGGTTGCGGCGGACAGCGCCGAAGCGACCGAATGCCCCTGCTTTACGGATCGAAGCGCGAGCCGTTCGGCCAGGTGTGTGGTTACGGGGCCGGCGTGTGCATGCATGCGAATCACGCGGCGCATGAGGAAAAGGTTTGCGGGGTAGACGGTGGCGGTCATAGCGTTGCTCCGGTGATGGTGGCGAGGGCCGCAGCGCGGCGCGCGCTCGTCAACTTGACTTCGTAGGGTGTTGATTCGATACCGCTGCGCGCGTTGTCGTAGCCGCGATCGGCTTCGATCAGCTCGGCGATGTCGGCGCGAGCAAGCAGGAGGTTTTCGACGTGTCCGGTGTCGCCACTGGCGCGCATGTCAGCCACGACGGCATCAATTACTGCCAATGGCCGGGGTGTCTTCGGCGCGCTCATGCGGCGGCCCTCATTTCAACGGGCGCGAACTGCTCCGCCATCTGCGACAACGCGTCGTCGATCATTACGCGGGCGCGGCGAGCGCGAATGTCGGCGAATACTAGGGAGCGACGCGTGTACCAGCCCGGCAGCATCACCGGCGGCACCGAAGGAAAAGACACCCCGCCAGGGACGCGCCGCACGGCGTCGTTCGCGTTGTCCATGGCGCTGGCGCGATGGATGGATGATGCGTGCGGGTCTTTGAGCGTAAGCCACCAGGTGCGCTGCGCCGCGCGAGCCTGCCGCCGGGCGGCATAGTAAGCGGCGCGGTTCATGCTGCCACCTCGCGCGGTTGCAGCTCGGCCGTTGCGTAGTCGACCGTTACGCCAGCACGCTCCTGCCACTTACTGTTCAGCCGCTTACGACTTGCTCGCTCAGCATTGCTGCATCCGCGCCCTGTCCAGTGCAGGGCAGGCAGGCGCGGCCGGTAAAGAGGGTCAGCACTGAAACCGGTCTCGATACGCGGGGCGCCGTTGTCGCTAGTCCAGCGAACTCGCCAGGCGACCAGGTAGGTGCGGTATGTGCTGCGCTTGATGGTGTGACCGTCCGTGAAGGTAGCGGCGTAGCGCTTCAACTCGGGCTTCGTATTGCTCATCGGTTTGACTCCATCGCCAGCCCCTCGGGCGGCGTGGAGTTAAAGTAGCAATGCTATTTCTCATGCGCAATAGCAATGCTTAATTTAAGTGATTCAAAATTTCGATGATTAGAGGGATTTATATACACCAAAGCTATCGTATCTACGGGCCGGCGCGTGCCGGCAGAACGGCTTACGCAATCTCACAATGTGGGATGGGTGGGCAATAGCTTGCGTCCCACAGGAGGACGGCATGACTGACGAGTTGGATAGTTTTTTTAGTGACTGGATGGAGCGGATGGAGCGCCTGCAATCACTAAAGCGTAGGGATGACCCGTTGCCGACTGCTAGCGAACTGGCTTTTCCAGCGCTCCGAGTAGTTCACTCAGGAGCCCCTTATCTCTGTACTTCGGCGGAACCTTCCGGCGAATCAGTGAGGCAACGGCCGCAGCTTCGGCTGGTCGATGCTCCTTCATAACACCTGTCAAAAGCCCGAGTGCGAGATTCAGCGCGTGAATGTCATTTTCGAGACGGCTTATTACCAGCCCAAACTCCCGCGCGTCTCCGCTTGTTGCGGTCACATTGACGGGCAGCGCGCCGCCTTGAGCAGCGACAACTCCCCGGTATGCGGCGCTGAATTTGCCCGGGTCATCTGTCTGGCCAACAGCCTTGGCAAACTTCGGTGCTTTATCGGACGGAACTGGGCGCATGCCGGACGCCCACTGAGACACCATGCCCGGCGACACTCCAATCATGTCAGCGATTGCGGTCTGGGCGAGTCCCGACGCATCTATAGCTGCCTTTACGGCGCGGGATTCCGGGGTGGGCTTTGGGGGTGCTTTCTTTGCCATATAGCAATGCTATCCGTGCCAATTCGGAGTTGCGACGAGCAATGCTATTGATAACTTGAAATAGCATTGCTATTGTTGGGCGCATGAACCCAACGCCAATTCAGTTAGCTATTCAGATCGTCGGCAGCCAAAAAGTCCTCGCCGAGGCTCTTGGAGTTGAGCCGTCCCTTGTTTCGCAATGGGTAACCGGACGGCGCCCCGTCGCGGCACACCATTGCGCGGCCATTGAGCTTGCATGCGGCGGGGGCGTTCAACGCGCTGAATTGCGGCCGGATGTGTTTGGTTATCCGAAAACCACTAAGCACTCGATGAGCGAGAGCGCGGGCGCGGTTCGTAAGAAAGCAGCTTGATTTCATCGGCTCGGGCCTTTGGTTCCGGGCCTTTTTTGTATCCCCAACCCACAGGAAAGAGTAGGCAACCAATGGAAAGCAACGGCAACGATGTGCAAGGCGCATTAGGGCTTGAGCAGTTCTGGGCACGTAAGCCAAAGGATGCGCCGGTGAAGCTGGTGCGCAGCATCGACAGCGAATCTCAGGCGGTCGCGGTGGCCATCGCGGCCAGCGGCTTCAAGCTTGCGTATCTCGCGCAGGTGATGGGCAAGTCGGAGGGCTATATCAGCCGCATCCGCTCGGGCAAGCGTCCGGTGCCAGACAAATTCATCCGGCCTTTCTGCCGTGCGGTGGGCAATCGGCTGCTTGAACAGTACGTGGATATGCGCAAGGCGCTTGATCCGCAACCGCGCGACGAAATTGCGCGTCTCGCCGGCATGTTGCGTGAGGCAGCGTGAGCATGATCGACCACGACCACCACGACGCGCTGCCTTTCGAGCTGGGCGCATGGCGAGCCGTGGCCGTCGCAGCAAAACGACACATTGAAGCGGTCACGGGCCGCGAACTGACAAACGTGGAGGGTAGGGCAATGGCTGATGACGCCGATTTCGCGGGGAACGTAGAACAGATGCAGCGCGACGCAGCGCTGCGCAATCACGCAAGCCGAGTGCGCATCGTACCGATGTGCGAGTACTGTGAGGAAAAGCCCGTGCACGTCGCGGGCAACGGCGTGCAGTGGCGTTTTTGCAGCGAATGCGGGCAGGAACACTTGCAGCGGAACAAGGCGGCCTAAGCCTCCTGCCGCCGCATGACGAAACTCTCAACTGCCGAGCACGCAGCGCGATACATCGCCTTAGGATGGGGCCTGTGCTCCATCCCGCCCGGCACTAAGGGGCCGACCGATGCTGGCTGGAACAATCCGGCCAACATCATCAAAACGCCATGGCAAGCGCAGGCAATATGCGGCGCCCGTCCGGCACACGGTATCGGCATCGTTCACTCAGCGAGTGGCACGTGCGCCGTTGACGTCGACCACCTCGAACACTTCCGCGACTGCCTGGCGGAACTGGGGACCGACCCCGATACGCTGTTTGCCGGCGCGCCGCGGATCATTGGCAAAGAGGGTCGTGACAAAGCCATCTTCCGCTTGCCGCCGGGCGAGTTCAAAACGCACAAGCTAGTGTGGCCACCGCGCGCGCAGGGCGAAAAGCCGGTCACGATCTTCGAGCTGCGCGCCGGCATCGTGCAGGACGTGTTGCCGCCGTCCATTCATCCCGACACGAAACAGCCGTACCGGTGGCGCGATGGCTGCTCGCCGTGGGATCACGGCATTCCAACGCTGCCGCCGGCGCTCATCGCGATGTGGCGCGACTGGGACAACTTCAAGCCTCAGATGATGGCGGTGTGCCCGTGGTTCGAGCAGAAGGCGCCGGCGCCGAAACCACGTGCGCGCTCAACCGGCGAGCACTCCAACGTCATCGGCCAATTCAACGACGCGCACGACATCGTGACAATGCTGGAGGCGCACGGCTACAAGCAGCGCGGTAAGCGATGGCTTGCGCCGACGTCGAGCAGCGGCCTGGCCGGCGTGACCGTGTTTGAAGACGGTACGCACTGCTTCAGCCATCACGCGAGTGATCCGCTCAACGATGGGCATGCGCACGATGCGTTCTCGGTCTTTTGCCTGCTCGATCACCGCGGCGACGTCACGGCGGCCATTCGGGCCGCGGCGAAGCTGCTCGGGTTGTCCGAAGCATGGCCGCCGGAGCCGATCCCAGCGCCCGCGCCGTCCGTCGAATTTATCGAGCGCAGCCGCAAGGCGAGGCCGGCGAACGATGCGCCCGCTGCAGAGCCCGCGCCGCCGGCAAGCTCTGTCGTCGAGCGCATCGAAGCCGCCGGCGTGCCATCCGAGCTGCTGCGCGTGCCTGGCGTGCTGGGCGAGGTGGTCGAGCTGGCCAATCGCACCGCGCCATACCCGCAACCGATCCTCGCCGTGCAGACGGCGCTTGCGCTCGGCTCCGTAGTGCTCGGCCGCCGCTACTGCAGCACCAAGAACAACCGCACCAGCCTGTATTTCGTGAACGTGGCCAAGTCGGGCATGGGCAAGAACCATGCGCGCGATGTGATTGAACGGATTCTCGAATCGGCAGGCGAAGACGCGCTGATCGGCCCGCCGTCGTACACCAGCCCGCCAGCGATACTTTCCGCGCTCCTGCGCCAACCGTGCTGTATCAGCATCATGGACGAATTCGGCGACATGCTCGGGTACGCGTCTGCCAAGGGCAACCACCAGAAGGCCGCCACGCTGTCGACGCTGAAGGAGTTGTGGGGCAACCTCCACGGCACACAGCGGCCCGACCAATACAGCGAGATGGGCCTTAGCAAGAAAGATCGCGAGTCGCGCGCGAACGAGGCGCGGTACGTGCGCAACCCGGCGCTGTCCGTGCTGGGCATGACGACGCCGGGCAAGTTCTACGGCAGCTTGAACAAAGACGCCATTGAGGGCGGCTTCTTGAACCGCCTGATCATTGCCGAGTCCACCGCGCAGCGAACATTGCCACGCGACGCCGAGCCGCTCGACGTCCCGGCATCCATCACCGCTTGGTGCAAGGCGGCGCGCGCCGACCGCGGAGGCGGCAACCTGACCGGGGTCGAGTCGGCGACCATGGAGCCGCAGACCGTGCGCGTCGAATACACCCGCGACGCGGAGGCGATCTTGCACGCGTACTCGGTGAAGCTGGTCGCCGACCAGAACGCGCTGGAAAAGGAAAGCGAGGGCCTCGCCGATCTGGTGAGCCGCTCGAGAGAGAAGGCGATGCGCCTGGCGGTCATTCTGGCCGCATCGGTCAACGTCGATCGACCGGTTATCACCGCCGAGTGCATGCAGTGGTCCGTCGCCTATGCGCAATGGACGACGGAGCAGACGCTGGAGGCCGTGCAGAAGCACATGGCCAGCGGACCCTTCGGCGAGCTGTACGCAACGATTCTGGAGTTGTTCAAGAAGTCGGACGCGCGCGGACTTGCTGATCGCGAGCTGTCGCAGCGGTCGCGTTCGTGGCGCCAGACAGAACCGCGCCTGCGCGAGCAGGTACTGAAAGCACTCGTCGCGGACGGTCACATCTCGCTCGCCGAGTTCCCGAAGCCCGAGCGCGGTCCGGCGCGAAGGGCATGGGTTTGGTCCGGCCTCTGTCTACAAGTTTCGGATGCGGCGTAGGTAAGTCTTTGAATCCAGGCAACTACGAAACTTGTAGACATGTAGACACGGGGTAACAGGGATAGGTGCCCTAAGAGAGAGAAATAGAAAGGGAATGGGTAAGCGTCTACATGTCTACAAGTATTAAAAAGAGAGAGGTTTTCTTATGTATATATATATTAAAAACAGCGATTTACAGCGGGCGAAAACTTGTAGACAAAAGGCGTCTACAAGTATCTACAAGTTTGCAAAGTTTTCTGCGGCGGGGTTGGTT